TTTAGATGTTTTAGGCAATCTTCATAGTTTAACCCATGCATACTATTTACTTTGTAATACTCGAAAATCTCACAAGGACATTCAGATAATAGTAATGTATAATGTTCTCTAGCTATTACTTCCATTTTATTATGTTTACTTTTACTTTAATACGCCCTGTTTTCAAATCAGCTATCTTTTTAAATGCTTTCTCACTTAGATCTATTACATGATTTGGCATTGCACCTGTGTCATTAATCTTAACTACTACGCTTTTACCATTATCTTTATTTGTTACTTTAATTAAAGCTCCTAAAGGTAGTTTATTTGAGGCAGCTGTTAATTTATTCTTGTCAAATATTTCGCCACTTTTAGTATAGTTTCCATGAAAGCTACCACCATAGTAGGTAGCCTCATAGAATGAAGTGAGACAAAAGAAACACATTCCTATTATTATAAATCTTTCCATTCTTTCCATGTCTCAAAATCTTTTAGTTTTTCAAATTGCTCCTTTTCCATTTCTAGAGCATGATTAAACGTTATTAACCATTCATGATAATTAAAAGCATCTTCTTTTTGAGCTTCTAGTATTTTTAATAACCATTCTACTGCTGTCATAATTACACATTTTTGTTTGCTAGTTGTCTAATATAATCATAATAGAACTCAATTGCTACCTTGCATCTATCTTCTATTTGTTTTTCAATCTCTAGATCTCTTTCAATTGATAACATAGTTACTCGTGCAAAAGGATCTATATGATCTACCTTGTGTAAGGTTTGGTTTTCATATTTACAAAGCTCATCAGGTGTGTCAACGATACAATAGCATACACTTGCTTTACTTCGACCATATAACATCATATAACCCCTTAATTGCATTTCGTAGTCTTTGATGTTTATATCACTTGGTAAAGCAGGAAACGTTTCTAAGGACCAACTAGATTTGACATCTATTATTTCATCGTTTACCTCGTCGTTTATATCACACTCTCCAGTTAAAAAGTCATTTTCTAATCTAACTACATTCTTTTTGTAATTAGCCAATTTAATCGTATTTAAAAGCTCTATTGATTTATCTTCTACTTCTATCCCCTTCTCAACGTATTTGTTTGTCATTTGCGAACTATAGCCGTAAAAATCCTCTTTTGCTATCTTTATTATTTCTGACTTTGCAGTTTCAGACAACACCTCGCTTTTTGTACGAGGGTTTGTCATTATCTTAGGCAAACTTGAGCATCTGATTTTCATTTTATAAATTGTTTAATTGATTAATAATTACACTTACTGCTGATTTTCTTTTGATATCCTCAATCTTTTCATGATAGGCATAATTAGATTCAGCGTTTACAATTATACTTTCTACTATCGAAATAACTACTTTCGTGTTGATTGATTCATATTTACCTAAATCGCCTGTCATTAATCCTTCTAGATATCTATAAGCTAATAGATTTATCTCTTTGATCTTGCTATTTTCCATAGTTGTACCATTCATATTCATATCTTTCATAATCTATATCTAATTCCATTATTTTAATACTTCGTTTAACTCTACTTCTTGTTGTGCTGTAAGTGTGAAAGTTTCTTTCAGCTTTTTTACTATTTCAACTTCTCCGTTGATTATTCTTTCAAGTGCTTGTGAAAAACCTTTGTCATTTAGTGCTGGTTTAACCTTAGTAATATTTTGACTTGCTGTATTACCATCGTCATCCGTTACTTCCAAAGATAAAGCACTTTGTAAACTATACCTACGGTAGTAAGTTATTTGACTGCCTCTTTGCTGTGGGTTAAGGTTACCATCTAATTCAATTATAGATTCAATCTTTTCACCTGTTTCAACGTCAATAATCTGAGTGATGACTTTGTTATTAATGATAGGCTGTAATAGCAATAAACCATTTTCTAGTAATACAGGTTCAACAACTTCCAACAACGCATTAATATCTGCGTAGGTGTTTTTGAAGTGTCCGTTCTTCATTGTCTTTTTTACTTTGCCAATATTTTTTTTAGCATTCAGTAATTTTTGGTAAATCTTCATCTTTCTTTGTTTTTAAATTATACAACAAATATACTAATAAATAACTTATCTACAAAATAAAAGTTATTTTTTTAATTATTTTTTAGTTAATATTTTATATTCTTCAATCATTTCTTTTAATTCAACAATATCAAATTGTCTGTTTTGGTGTGCTTTACGTTCTAAATCTTCAAACTCATCTAAACCTATTTTTTCAATTAAGTATTTTCTATATTCGTGCAAAGAGCCTCCGTTAAATTGGTTACATCGAATACATTGGCTGTTTAAATTTCTTAAATCAAATCTAACACTTGGATAATTACCTACTGAAAAGAAGTGGCCGCAGTCGATTTTACCATTAATTGGCTTGTTACAACTAATACAAAAACTACCATCTCTTTGCCTTACATACCTGTTAACTAATTGCTGAAGAATCTTAGTATAATCGCTTTTAGTCATAAGATCAGATTTTATTTTAGCTTTTCGCTCCTTCCATTCTTTCTTTTCCTTTTTTTCGCTTTTTTCTTTTGCTAGCAAGTTGGCACATTCCCACGAACAGACAGTAGCTGTTGTTCTAATTGGATAAAAAAGAGTTTCGCAGTACCTACATTTCTTTTGTTTTATATTTCTATTTGTGTTCATCACATGGTAAATTATTAATCAATAAAATAATAATATCTCTTTCTTCTTTGGTTATTATTCTAGTTGGTATTGCTGTAAGTGTGTCTTCATACTTATGTATGCTTATTATCATACTTTCTTCTAATTGCTTTTTAAATTTTTTATTCATCTTTTTTACTTTCATCTATATCAATTCCATTTTCTAGTAAAATATTATCTACATACCTCAATAAGTAGCTTAAATCTTCATGCTCTAATTTACCTATACTTTCGATTTGTAAGCGTTCTTTTATAGCTATCTTACTTGTACCATAAGGAAGTTCTAAAAGTTCATCTATACGCCTAAAAAGCAGGTGTAATTTCTTAATCATTTTTAATTAATTCTCTTACTTCTTTTTCTAACTTGTTTTTTCTGGTCTTGTACCTTACCCCTCTAAGCTCTTCATTTTGTTCTTGAAGCTTTTGCCTAATTCGTCTTATACTTTCAAAGTGGGTAACGTTAGAGTGATGAATATCTAAAATAGACTGAAATCCATCGTAATACCTCCAATACTTAGCTACTAGTTTCATGTCGCAGTCTCTGGTTTCTGGGTATCTTCTCAGTAAACTTGTTACATTTTCTTTAATGTCTTTTGTTATCATAATTTTCGTTTTAAATTTCTACAAATATAACTTTAATTTTTAATATAAGTTACTTTACAATTCTTTTATTAAAATATCTAATTTATTTTTCAATTCCCTATTCTCGTTTTCCAAAGATAAGATATAAGTTTCGTTATCGATATTTGACGTTTTAGCGGCTTGTAGTGAATTATATTCTCTTTTTAGTATATAATATCGTTCGTTAACTTTATCGTTCATCTGAGAGACTGTTTTAAAGTTTTGTTCTAAATTCCTAAAATCTTTTAAAACATCTGTAAGCTCATAAATGCTTTCATTCATTGAATCTATTAAATCTTTTCGATCTTTATGCTTTAGCTCTATATCTTGAACAGAGTTTTGAATCTTAATTATATTTTTCAATAGCCTTTGTTGGCTCAATATTAAATCTAGTTCTTTCATAATTAAAAAGGACAATCTTTGTCTTCTAGTGGTTTAAATTCGTTTACTTCCCTACCTATATTCATTAGATTAGCTGGTTTTATCGGTTCTTCTTTTGGTATAAAAGCATCTGTTTGCACGTCTTTAGGTCTTTTAATAACGTCTTTACCACCACATTTAAACCCATAACCATAATTATAATCAAACATAATAGGCTGTTCATTTAGAGTTTGTCTTCCACCTGTATCAGTATCTTTTATTTTTTTAACTTCTACTAGTGTTGTAAACCTTAAATTTTCATGTCCATTAAAACGGTGGATAATTATAAAATCATCTGCTTTATTTGAAAATGGTTTACCTCCTTCAATATCATCCTTAAAAGGAAACATTATATGACCCTCCCACGTGTGATTTTTTGGATATACAGATTGTTTACGACCTGCAGCAGTTGACGGATGAGCATTTATGTAGATAGTTTTACCTGTTTTTTTACAAAACATTTTCAATTCATTTAATACATCGTAATTACCTGCATAAGTCATTGAGGATTTTAAAGCGTTAAAAGGGTCTATTAAATAAACATCTGTATTAGTTTCATTAAATACGTTTAAAAGCTCTTCTGGTGTGTATCTTTTAGTATTGTCTACAAACTTAAAATGATGTTCTAATTTAATTAAACCTCTTTTGATTTCTAATTCAGTCATTTGCTCTAGTGGTTTTGCTAAATACATTTTAAGCATATCTCTAAGCACTTTATAAGGTGGGTTTTCATCCATGAACAAAGTAAAAGTTAAATTATGATTTGTTGCTAGTGCTAAAAAATACCACTCCATAAAATAAGTTTTACCTACGTTATCATGACCTAAATTC